ATTAATTATGACTATTCAAATACCTGACAATTACTACTCGTTGAAAGCAAAGATAGAGTATTTGCGTGAACGAAAGCCTATCATTGACTTCCCGAAAATTACCAAATTACCTGCGGGGACAGCTTTTAAGTCCGTAGATGAGGTAAGGAAAATGGCAGCATCTCTATTAGAATATGCTGATAAACGGGAAGTATTTGAAAAAGAGTTCACGGTGGCTAAAAAGGCTTATGATGAAGCGCAACCTCTATGTGCTTCTATAGAAAAACAAGTAACTGATTTGATTTTCAATGATGTAGGTTTATCGCAACTTGGCTTGTCAGAAAATAAAGTTGCAAAGCTCTGGCAAAAAGCTTGGGACGATGCTAACAATGAAGATGAGGCTATCGAGAATTTACGTGAACTTGTAGAGCTTTTTGAGGATTAATATGGCAATTGAATTTCGCAATACTGGTGTCATTTGCATGGTGCATACAGCCAAAGAAGATGAACTTCATTCCATTGATTTAGGAAATTATTTTGTCAAGTCTGATACGCAAGAGCAAGTACTGATTACCAGTGAGAGCCTTGCCAATCAATATGGACATCTGGTTAAAGTACCAATTTATACTATGAAAGACAAAAATGAGTACCACCTCCCAATCTGAACCAAAATTTCCACCTGACATCTCTTTTGGTAAATTTGACCAAATCATAGCATTTGAGGCTTATATCATCGATGGTGACACTATTCGAGATATGTTGAGTGCGATGGACTGCAAAACCGCATCACAAGCCTACCGACGCGCTAAGCTACTTGAAGTTTTAGAAGGAGATACCAATGAACTTCGCTAATTTTGCATTGGGTGTGAGAGATATTGTATCAGAGATGACACTATCTGAAGCCGCTAGCTTAGAAGTTGAATTTAGACTGTTTGACCAACTATTACCTATTGGCGAGATTCGTGTTGACAGAATCAATAGTAAGGTGTATATCAATGCCTATCCAAGCAAATTAAATACCTCTCCAGATAGACGTACAGAAAAAGAAGTTGAGTTATAGTAATAAATGTGAGGGAGATATAGTGCAGATGGAAACTCTTGCTCAATCATTGAATAATGATTGATGGCGCAACATAAACGTTAAGACGCACTCCCACAATAATGTTTAGTAAGTCGGAGGTGTATCTTCAAACAAACTAAACAACTGGATGGCGGTGAATAGGCAATAAACCGCAGGAACACGTAGAGGTCATCGGCGTTTTCGCTCATTAACTCCTCATAACGAGCTACTAATGTCCAGCACTATTCCAATCTTATGTGGCTGAGGACGGTTGAAAGCTGAACCCGAATAAGTAAGGGCATGACTGACTAATTGACACCCCTGAAGTCAGATATTCGATAGGGTGGTCATCAAAGGTTCAAATCCTTTCATAAGCGTTTCGGGGAATATCGTAAATTCCTTATACACGAAAGCAAAGAGGTTGTGGTCTTAGGATTTCCCTCTTTGCAATCTGGATATTCGAGGAATAGTCAATACTCGATTTGTGGGTTCGTTCCTGCTAACCCCAGCCGTAACTTGAGCCTAAGTAATCAAGCCCTGCGAAGTTGGGTCTAGGACAGGGCTATCCAGCCATATCATCGTTTCGGAGGGTATCGTAAACCCTCTGCACCTCACCTTAGTATAAGCTCTTGCTCCGTCTTAGGATTAGCTGGGATTTGATGCCCAAAGCGAGTTGCCTTGTCAGTATGGTCAATCTTATTAAGGTGTACAGCACCTTGCGAGATAATTTCAAACTGAAGCGCCCCTTGAACTTAGGTTAGGGGTATTTTCATATCTAAAATAATCAATGAAAAATATTGCAATAGGAAACATCCCGAAACATAAATATGTCTGGGTAGACACCAATTTCACTCATAAGCAATTCATAGGTTATATTCCTGCTGTTTGGTTTGCACTCAATAGCGTTGCTGGTCGAAGTTGGGGTTTGCATGTTATGTTGGAGTGCGGCGCAGTTTTTCGGAACTTACCACCCCACGCAATACTTTTTGAAGACCCGTTATCATTTACCGCTAACCTTTGGGACATTAGACAAGCTCAGCGTTGGGATTGCTACAGCCAAAATTGGAGTGCAATCGAATATAGGTATCTAGCCAATTTACGATGCAAGGTAGCTATTGACCCTGAAATAGCCTTTCTAGGAACTTACCTCTTTTCTGTCTGCCCTCTGGATGACGGGTTCACAGATTATCCTGACCAAGCCAAAGAGTTCATATTCATCCAACTTGATAACGGAAGATTAACAATTCAACCAACAAATTACGTTTTGTTCAAGGAAAACAGTTTTACAACCAATGATGAACTATTATTCCCTAAAGACTTAAAAGTAAGCGACTTAATTTACTCATCGGAGAAGTAGTATGGATGACCATTATGATGCTCAAGTCTATTCCCTAGCTTCAGGCTGGCTTCAAGACCGTCTCGCTGAAGATTACGTTTATTCAACTAAATATTCAGCTAGGTTACTTCCATTTATAATTTGTTTGCAACAAATCGTTTTGGCATTGCTTGCTGACCCCAACTATCAGGAGGACTTTTGATTATGGCACGACTAACTAACAGCAAGGACGTATACCTGCCTTACAAATCGACTGACCAAATTGCGCGTGAAGCTGTCGAAGCCCACGAAGCACGTTTTACTCAATCGGGCTGGCAACTTGCCAAAATCATTATTCCTATTGCATTTTTGGTATTGTTGGTCAACGACATTATTTTGATTCAGGTGTTGTAATGGAAATCGAAACTATTGTTGAGCAGTTTTTAGCTTCGTCTTCTAAGAGTAAGGTTGAAGTTGCCAAGTATCTTCAGTTCGTATATGACAGTGGCTTTAATAAAGGTATCTCTGCCGCCCACTCTCTAGCGGAAGAATGTTCTGTACCTGACTCTTACTCACAGCCTTGCGTCGATGATTTAGCCGTAGAGATTGCTGACTTGAAACGGAAGATTTAATCATGTACCAAATACAATTCTTTTCTGCCAAGCATAATCGGTGGTTTTTAATGTGGCATCATGGGGAAGAAAGTCTTGCTAGGATGGTTAGATTTTTTGAAGTTATGTGTAATCTCGAACCTCGACTCAAACGTCGCATTATCGACTTAAACACTGGTGCAATCGTCTATACCTAACTTTAGACAGATGCACCAAACATCTACATCCCCTAGACTTATAAAACAAAGTAAAACAACAAACACACATGGCAACAGCTAAAACCAAGTCCGATAATACCGACGTAGTTATTTCTTCAGCAGCAGCAGCTCTTATTAAGGCGACCGCAAGTATCCAAGAAGCATTCAAGTCTCTAGACGGATTGAATGAAACAGCAGAAACATTAACTCGCGATATCGCAGCAAAGAAAGTTGAAATCGCAAGTTTGGATGAGCAGTATCAAACCAAGGCTCGCCAAGCTGAAGTTGATTTCAACTTGAAGCTCCAAGAGAAGAAATCAGAGACTATCAATACATACTTGAAGTCGGTTGGTCAAGAAGCAGTCGAGTCCACAGTTTACAAGGCATTACAAGCTGAACTTGCTGCGGTCAAACAAGACCGTGATGCTGAAATCAAGAAGGCAGTTGCAATCGAAGCATCTCGTTTAAATCGTGAATATTCTGCTGAACGCTCTCTACTTATCAGCCAAAACGAAACTGCAACCGCAAAACAACTCGCACAAATCGAATCTCTTGTTGAGCGTAATGGCGCACTTAACAATGAAATTGCCAAATTGTTCCGTGAAATCGAAGCTCAACGTGCATTAACTGCGGAAGTAGCTAAAGCATCTGCAATTGGCTCAGTTAACCTTGGTACACCTAACAACCGCTAAGATTTAATAGTGGGTAGCATAATTTCTAGAAAAATGCAAGCGATACAAGCCACTATGTAGGTTAAAACCCTACCCCACTACTAAATACACATTACAGGGGCTTTATGCCCCTTTACTTTTAACATGGCACTACACTTACTCTTACCCGATGCACTAGACATGAACAAATCACTATTTCACAAAATCCAAGAGCGTTTCCTCACTAAGATTGCAGAAAAGAATAGCTGGGGGAAAAATGAAATCAAACAGTTGTGGCAAGCTACGGTATCTGAAGTTTTAGTCGAGAATTTGACCGATGAATGATACAATAAGCCAAAGAATTAGCGCTGTCGTCAAGCAGTTTCACGGTAGGTTCACTTGGCAGTATCTTGAGCCTGTAAATGACCGTCCACCAATGTATTTTGTTAAACGTAATGACTGTGAATCTAAGTGGCAGATTAGCGAATTTTTATTGTGGAACTTGATGGAACCTCAGCATGAAACTCGGACTAAATTGTATGCTGAATTAGAAATTATTCGAGATATGCCTTTAGATAGATTGAAGGAAGTCCCAAATTTGCTATAAGTGGAGCTAAGTAGATAAAGCAGCAAAAATATTCCTTTTGACTCCATGCTACACTAAATATGTAGCGTGGAATTTTTATGAGTACAAAATCAGTTGTTTGTCAAGAATGTGGCAAAGAAAAAGATATTTATATTGGCGAATATAATAGGAAGATAAAAAGAGGTACTGGATTTTTTTGTTCACGAAGTTGTTCATCTTCCTATTGGATGAAAGACCCCGAATCCTCAAAAAGTAAGAAGGAGTATAACAATTCCCCAAAAAACAAAGAGGTCTTGGCTAGAAATAGGCAAATAATGTCCGAGACTAGGGCAGCAAACCCGTTTAATTATTTTGTAGCTATTGCAAGAAAAAGAAAGAAGATAAATTTTGACCTTACAAGTGAATATTTAAAAAAACTTTGGGAATCCCAAAATGGCAAATGTAAGTTTACTGGAACTGAACTTCATCTACCTCTAGGTACTAAAGGGTTCCCTACTACCAGACCTTTCTTTGGAGCTAGTTTAGATAGAATAGATTCTAATCTAGGCTATACCCAAGGAAATGTGCAGTTTATTTGTGTGGGTCTTAACTATATGAAAAATGACTACCTAGAACAAGATTTTTTAGATGGTTTCGATAAAATTGTTAGGAACTATATCCTCCTAAAGTATAATGTGACTCTCTAATTCTTGTGTTAGTATAAAAAAGTCACTGAGATTTTAAGATAGCTGGGTTGGATGGGGAGCATTACCCCGAACCTCCATAAAATCAAGGGGGTTGCCGCAAGGACGTTTCGACAGGTCAGTG